AACACTTTGAAGTTATCAACGTCTTTGTAAGTATCAAAGAATTCTTTTGCGTCGTTGATCGAATTAAACTTAATAGGCTCAACTTGAGTGCCATCAAGCGTAGTCCATTTACCAGACCAACCACCATCTTTAGGTTTTACGTAATATGTAGGTGCAAATTTTACCCTTTCATGAATTCTAGCCCCGTTTTCATTATAACCACGATACAAGATACTACCACCCATACGGTGCACTGAAGTATAGAAAGAAGACGTCATATAAACCCCTTAGTACATAATAATTTACTATACACTAAATGTGCATAGATGTCAACAATTTAGAGGACCGAAGCCCTCTAAATTTTTTTCGATAGCAATGTAGATTATTCAGTTAGATAGCCATAATCTAATTTTGTTTCAGATTCTTCTGAAGGATTTGTGGCCTGATCAGAGTCCGATGGCTTTTCTAAAATATCAATTTTCTTTGTCTTTTTATGCTGAACGATGTTTTCAAGAAAAATGCGAAGCATACCATTGACCATTTCAGCGTTATTAATCTCAACGGTATCTGCGAGTGTGAAACTACGTGTAAAGCCACGATTCGCGATTCCCTTAAAGATGTAATTTTTTTCATCATTTGGATCTGTTTGGTTGATCTTACCAGTGATTTTTAGTGTGTTCTCTTCAAGTACAATTTCCACATCTTGTTTACTGAAGCCCGCGACGGCCATTTCTACAACATATGTATTATCGCCAGTTTTCTTAATATTGTATGGCGGATAAGTGATTACCTTTGAAGCTTGTGTTTGCAAATCTTTAAATCGATCAAAGATTCTATCAAAGCCAATAGAAAAGGTGTCGTATTGATTATACATGTTTGCCTCCTAAAACAGCAATTAATGAAATAGGACCCATTATGGCATCCCATTTTATTTATAACACATATTACAATTTATGTCAACTATTTCTTTTTCCCAATAGCGTATTTTGCCACTAGGACCCATTCGTCTTTTTCCTTGAATGGTAACACTTTTATTTGTGACAATGGCGCGGTTGGATCTTGAACAGACGACTTATTTACAATCTTTACAAGACCCCATTCTTCAAGAAGATTGACGATCGTGTTTCTTCTAGATCGATCTTCTTCAGAAAGTGACTCGGCTTTATTATCAAGGATGAAAAGTTCTTTAAAATGAAGGATATAATATTTGCCTTGCTTGTGCAAAATATGACACGATTGGTATAGAATATTGTCTTTTTTAGAAGCAACACCAATACGAGTTAGTGTTTCCTTTACCTTCAAAAAAGAATCCGCTGACGGTAATTCTACTTCTACCAAACTATCAATTATATTCGTCACTTTGTACCACCTTTATGTCGCTGTTTTTTCAACGATTCAATTTGATCTTCGGTTAACAAAGATAGGTACTCTATACCAACTGTTTTATTACAGTTATACGTTTCACACACAATATCTAAATCTTCATCAACCAAAGCTTTAGCCCACTTACGAAACTGTCGTTTCTTTGATCTAACAGTATTTATAAGAATATCAAATTGTGCACGTTTTGGCAAATGGTGGTTCATGTTAACGAGGTTGGCGATTAGAATAGTGTCCTCGTGATATGATAAAGCAGTATTTGTCAGCCATGGGTTATAACCAGACTCAGCTAAGGCATCGTTTTCAGTGCCTCGCATCATACTTTTCTTATCGACAAGGATCGCGTTTACGTAGTCAAACGGGTTCGACATAATCTTCATCCTCATCTTTTACGTTGTATTTCTTTTCGCAATGTTTACACATGTGTGCTTTACCAATAGTCCCTTGGCCAGGACCATACCGATACGCGATTTCTACGCAATCTTCGCGCAAGGATTGTCTTGAGCAAATAAAGCACTCGATCTTTTTTGTTTTGCTTTTGAAAACGTCTAACCAACCCATATTATTTCCAATCGTTTAGTTCGGCCATCAATGTTACCAATGCGGCCATACGGTTAATTTCTGGATTTGCAACAAATGCTTCTTTGTACTCGTATTCAGCCAGAATAATAATGGAATCAGCTACTGATGACGTGCTCACGAGTTTCGTTGGAAGAATGTCATATAGCCCACGATACAACATAGCCGAATCGATGTCAGAATTTTCGCCGACCCATTTACGCACATCAGTGAACTTTTTAGCCTTGAGCAACTTAATCAATTCTTCAATCGAAGCAGACCCCTTATTACTTAGGATGCCAGCATCGATCTTACCTGTTGCTGCATAACGCTGAAGTTCATTAAGAACACGGCGCCAGTCGGGAAAGTATGTGTTGATCAATTCAGCAACTGCCTTTTGATCATATTCAATTTTCTCAGACTCAAGGATATTGCATACACGCTTAAAGAACTGTGAGGCCAGTTTTGGACGATCAGCAACACTGATGTTAAAGTTGATACATGAACAACGTGATTGCAATGGTGGAATGATACGATTCACCAGATTACACGTAAGAATGAATCCACAATTCTTCGAGAACTCTTCCATAAAATTGCGTAATGCAGGTTGTGTCGAATTAGCGTTTAGATAATCAGCTTCATCAAGAATGACGTATTTACGCCCACCTGAGAATGACACTGTTGAAGCAAAGTTTGCAATATCAACTCGAAGTGTGTCAATGTTACCATTCATCGAGCCGTTAATTACAATGTAATCTGCACCAAGCTCATCAAGCATAGCCCGTGCAATAGTAGTTTTACCAACACCTGCACTACCCGAGAGTAACAAGTTTGGTACGTTCTTATCATCGACAAACTTTTGAAAAGTGTCTTTCATGTCTTTTGGCAAGATAGTGTCTTGCACAGTATGAGGCCGGTATTTTTGCGACCACAAATATTCTTCCATGTTTCACCTATTCATAATAAAAGTGGGTACAGAGATCATTCCCTGTACCCGAGTATTCATATTATACAACAACTTCTTCGTTGTCAACTGTTGATTCTGCACTGGCGTCTTTATCTTTTACAGATTTTTGGTATTCCCCTACAAATTGTGCAAAGCGATCTCTTAGAGCACCAACCTGAGAAAGCTCTTCGCCAGTAAAAGCACCACGTGTTGTGACTACGTCAATAATTTTTAAAGCAGCTGCGATGTCATTAACAGTAAGTTCCATTTGTATATCCTTAGTTAGCTGAAAGGGCGATGTAGTATTCAACCTTATCAGATTTGAAGTGAGCAAGGCCGCGGGTTGAAAGTGATACGACGTAATCATTAGGCATCAATTTAAGATTTTCAGCCTTAATGATCATTCTGAATTTTGGAATTGATACATTATCAGATACGATAAAATCATATGCGTCAGCAGTAGGGTTCTTTGAATCAACTGCTGAAAGAGTAATCGAAGATCCGTCACTTGTGAATGCAATATCGGAAAGATTGAGAACACCTGCTGCACGAACAACAGAGTCAAGTTCTTTCCATTTGATTGTTACTACTGCTTCTGGTTCTGGGAAGTTGATAGTCTGATCTGATGGAGTAGCAACCATCGCTTCGGCCGCATATGTATAAGACACTCGGCTTTTTCCAGCAGAGATGATAAATTTATCTGTTGCGAATTCTACGTCTGGATCGTTAAACAACGAAAGAGTCGCTAGGAATCGCGACAAATCATAAACTCGTGCAACACTTTCAAAGTTTTCACTTACCGTTGCGGACGCCATAATTGTTTTCTGTGGATGCATAGTTTTGATTGTAGACCCAGGCTTAAACACGATGCCTGGATTAACTTGCGAAAAGTTTTTCAAAACGCTAATAGTTTCATTGCTAAATTTCATAATCATTTACCCTTTGGTTTGAATGCTGCACGTCTTTGTTGACGATTTGGTTTTACCATATTAACACCATTTTGATCAGGTGTCAAATAATTTTTTTGATTTGATGCGGCGCTAGCGGTAGGCGATGCAGAGATAGCTGCCATTGCTGACATCGATCCACCAAACACATAAGAGCCAACATGCTTCAGTTGAATCCATGGGCACATGTAAACATTCAAACCGATATTAGTGCAGTTATGACAGAACATATAATCCTCTGAGAGATAACGGCGAGTCTTTGGATCAATAATGCAATCAAAGTAAGCAGTAATTTCTCGAGTGCCATCAAAATGTTCTGTACGAGCATGATCTGGCAAATAAGACAATTCTGGATAAGCCTTTGCGTACTTATCAAAGGTGTTACGATGAATGATCATAAACCCAGTTCCTGCTTCTCGGACTTTTACCGGTTCGTCAATTCGAAATGATTCAATACCTTCAGCCGGATTAAAGACGTAATCACCTACAAAGTTTTCGAGTTCAAACGGGTTTGTTGCGCCATAGCCCTGATCAACAGCTGACTTAACCTTTTCCCATGAAATGGTCTTTTTGGGGTATGGGCCAGTGACAATATCGTAACCGGTTTCAGGCTCACATAGATGCAATAGTGTAAACACATCTTTAAAATTGAATCCAATGTCCGAGTCAATAAACATAAGATGTGTACAATCAGAACGCAAAAACTCATCAACACAATAATTTCTAGCCCGAGTAATAAGTGACTCATTAAACAAATAATAGAATCGAACATCAATTCCATACTTAGCACAAGCCATTGCTAGATCATTTGTTGATTTAGTATACATACCTGCGCATTGTCCGCCGTACATCGGAGTAGCTACAAATAGCTTTTTCTTCTGAAGATCCTCGATTTTGATCTTGATTTCCATTACTTACCTTTCACTTGTCTTGCATTTTTAAGTTGTTTTTGAATCCATTTTGTACATTCCTTTGCGGTGTACGCGTTATCATCAACGGCGATGATACGATCATCAGTGCCAATTTCACGAATAACAGAAGCTGTTAACATCATCGCAGATGCCATGATCATACACACTTGGTGCAAATCAGATCCATCTTCGCCGTCGTCATAATCACGGCGTCTTTCAAAGTCTTCTACGTGTCGCTTAAGGCTATCGATCATTTGCTGCCAAGGCAAACCCTTTTCCCAATTACGATCAGCGTATTTTTTAGCGCCGTATTCAAATGATACCGCAGCTGCAGCGATTGCTTCAAGCGGGATATGTCGCGTGTATGTTGCGCCTAAACTTTCACGTACAGCACCAGTTTCTGTAGCGTTATATTTATCAGTTGTCATCTCGAAGTTTGCTCCATATCATTTTCAAGTCTTGTAATAGTCTGCAGTCGAAGAATATCAGCAGCAACATCAAATCGGCTGTCGTGATGTACAAACGTTTTGTTCCAATACTCTTCGTCAGCCAATGGAACAAATCCGTTCTTCTTTGGAAAATTGAGTTTTGCGTCAATAAACGTCCGAGTATCACGAACCGACCAGAACTTCAATAGTTCATCGATTTCATTTTGTCGACCTACAACCTTTGCCCAACGTTGAAGAATGATTGGATCAAAGGTATTTGCTCGGCTCCACCAATAATCAATTTTAGTGTTGTTACTCATAAAGCTCAAATAACCAAT